CATATCTATAGTATACCTTAGTTCCTAATTCGTTACTTTAAAATCTTTTCTTTCCATAATCCAACTACCACCGGTACTTATTGGCTCTTTTAAATTAATTACAGATGATTGCATTGTTTTACATCCTGACAACATTGCCAATAATACGATTCCTAAAATTATTTTACGCATAACTTTCTCCTTTATATGGGTTACGATCATAGACTCCTCTTCCGCAAGGGGTAAATTTACAATCCATTACCCTAACATAACCAGCATCTGAAACTTTAACCCTGTTATAATAACCTTTTGCTTTTAATTGATTACTTAAAACGTACTCAGCATCGACAGGTTCAAAGTTAGAAACAAAACCTAACGTACGAACTTCTTCTCCATCTATCATTTTTCCATTATTATTAGTCCAACTAATTCCGGAATAAAAAGGAGTATCTCTAAATATTTTTCTTACAGTTTTAGTATCAGCAAACATTAACTAGCCTCTTTCATAATACATAAACGCTCAACTTCATAAGGTTCCAATCTCAGAAGAACTTTATTTCGATCGTGCGTTGAATGAACTCTATTTTTATCTATAACAACGGTTACGAATTCATCATTAGGACCTTTACTAAGTTTTAATGAACCGAAATTTTCAATTATATTATCTAAATTATCTTTTGTAACCGTTAAACTCATATAATAATTATATCTAAGTTCCTTATTCTTCTAAACTATTCTTTATAGTATCTTGAAATTCATCCCACCCAAATCGTTCAGTATAAGTTACAACGAACCATAACCACCCTCTATGGTGGTAAACGACTCCTGTATCTTCATGCTTTCCTTCATACTCTAATTCAACTCGTTGCCAGAACTTAGGTTCAAAGTCAGTCAGATCAATAATATATTTTCCTATTCTCATATTAATCAGCTAAAACTTTTACAGGGTCGCTTTCATTTGCAAAGTCCGGCCACTCTGCATCGCAGTAATCAATCGGGTACCTTCCGTCATAAAGTTTTTCAATATCTAAACCAAACCTCTCAAGCTCATCTTTCTTATCGTTATCATACTGAGCAGCTATAATACTTACAGCATAACTTCTTTCAGTACCGACTCCAGCATAAGGATAAACCTTATGAAAAAAATCACTATCCCCATGACTCAACATTTCAAAGAAAGTTTCCTTTTCAAAAGTATCCTGGCTATGAATAAACTTTCTCATAGCTTTTGCGTCTTGAGAAGCTACTAAGTTAATCATTTTAGAGTAACGATTAACATCCTCAAGTTTAGAGTTAATCGAATCGGTAAGTTGCTTTATTAGGTTATTCATGCAATTATTATATCACAGTTCCTCTTTTCCTATATAATAATTACTGCACAAACAACTGCTATTGTAAAGCATAATATAGCAGCAAACAATAAATCTTTTCTTTGCTGATCATCATAAGATACAGAATGCATTTTAATATATCTTCTTTTTTTCTTTACCATCTGGATCTTCCTCCTGATCGTGACATTTGAAATGCTAAATTAGCTTTACGTTTTCGTTCTTCTTCAGCTTCTTTACGGAAAATATCAGTATAATTTCCATATTGAAGATTACGCGTTCTATTTGATATTACTTGTTGTTTACCTGATCTACTCATAATTAAATTATATCACTGTTCCTAATATCCCATTTCATCAACTTCAGTTAAATGACTCATACTCTGACCTTCAGTCATTTTTTCTTCTTCAAAAAAATATTCAAAGTTTAAGTAACTTTCACTATTATCTTTTACAGGAGCATCTCTATCAGGGTCATAAACGTTTTCCGGAATCGAAGTACTTAGACCTATAGCAGACATCTCTTCTTTTACTCTTCGTTTCAAGAGAGCTTCAACTCGTCTATTAATTAATACGCACAAAATATCATCATCAATTATATTTTCAAAATCATGCATTTGCACTGAATATGATTCTTTATTCCCTTCATAACGCTCTTTAATAATATTTTTTATCTCTGAAACTTTACGAGGAAAACCAAACCGGAAAAATTCTTCACCATCAGTAAAAATATCATTACCTACTGGCTCTAATCCAGCATTTATACAATTGCGATATAAAGCAATTTTATCTTTTCTTTTTTCTTCTTCAGTTTTAGGTATCAATTTCATACTTTTATTATATGAGAGTTCCTTATTATACACATTTACTTTTCAATTTTTAACTATAAATATTCATAATGGCGCTTAACAAGATAGTTAAAGAAAATGAACTTAAGAAAACTCCCTATCATAGTTATAAATTTGTAGGAACGTTTCACGGAGAAAGACTTTATGAAGAGTTTTACGACCAAGTAAAATACGATAGAGATAAAAAGCATTATGAAGAGCGTCAAGTTATTATTGATAACAAAACAACTATAGATAAGAATCTAATCTATGAAAATATTATAGACTTAACTCCAGAACCTGTAGTAACATATTCTGTTCGACCTAATTATGAAACTAATAGATTGATAGTTGAAGCTTCAGATGGGAACGTAACTAATATTCAATGGACGCACAATTTGCTTAAATGGCAAATTAATGATAACGTTTTAGTGTTTAGAGAAATGAATAGAGAGACTAATGAAATGTATGATAGGTTTTATAATCTTAAAACTAATACAGCAGTACAATCTAGAAAAGTCTTATTAGAAAATAGAGATCGAAATCCTGATCCTGATCCTGAAAGCGCTGAAGAAGGAGGATCAGATTATTCAACTCCAGTACCTGGCCCCTACTTTGCTTACTTAGCAGGTGGTTATTATGATACTGGATTACGTTTTAATAATATCGATATGCAATATAATTCATACGCTGATGATAGTGGTACTAATTTTTCTAGAAAAACAGGTCAATACCCATTAGGTGGATTTTTTGCTAAAAAATACTTTAATCAAACATATACGCAAACATGGGGCGAAGCTATACCTAACCCAGCCGATTGGAGTAGCGTAGAGCTTTATAATGAATATAAAGATATAGGTTATCCTTTATCACTAATTAATGAATCATATAGTGCCCATAAACATTATTGGGAATTTACTTTTGAACCAGATGATAGAGAAGAATCTAATGCATTATTTTTTACTTTCAGTAATTATTTTCCATCGCTAACAGGGTATGGGTCACATACGATGTACGTTAATCCTAAACAGCGTTCAGTACAATTCATTGCTACATCGGCATTAACTTTATTTGATCAAACAAAATTCCCTACTATTCCTCATAGTTATGATACTTGGTTTCTTTTCAACACTGAAACTTATTTTAGATTAAGTGCTTTTTATAATGAATCTCCAGATAATAAATATACTTTCAGATCTGTAATTGAACCTCAAGATTCAGGAGAAGAAGTAGTTTCATTATATATGAATGATGTTAAATTAACTAATCATTATGTTCAAGGAGGACCTAATTCATCTATATATGATCATCATAATTTAGTATATGGTTATACACATACTAATTCTATTTCAGCAAATGATCCTAATTTTGGTAGTAGTAGAACTTTAGTCAATGGTGTAAAACCTTTTGATTGGTTGTCAGGGTTAGATAGTAATAGCATTACTTTTAATGAAAGTTTTGGTATGGCTAAAGAATATTTGTATGGGGGAAGTTTGCGAAGTAGACCAAGTCAAGATTTTTATGGTGTAGTAAGAGATATGAAATTAGGTACAGATATTAAAGGTGATTTATATCACTTCCCTCTTACTCAAGATACAGATGAGTTTACTGGAATATACAAAGAAAATATAGGTACTAATAGTTATGATGAATCATTGTTAAATTTAAAATATGGGTATGATACTTCATTTGTGTCTATAGGTGACAATAAAGATGTTAATGGTTATGATGAGGCCATTTTATCAGGTAGAAAAATGTATAGATTTGGAGGAGATATTGGTAATGGTGCATTTAGAAATAAAAACGATAAAGAACTTAATAATGAAGAGAAATTTGAAATACCAAGTAAATTTGAAAATCCTTTATGGAGTAAACGAAAACCTAAAAGATATTCAATAGATGTTAAACACCCTTTTGATCAAAGTTTAGTTGAAAATGCTTTATCTAATTTAACTCCAGATTACTTTTCAACTGCAATGTATATATTATCAACTGAAAAATATTCATTAAGTGCCGGATCTCCAATCATTAGAAATGTACACGGAGGTTACTCTAATGCTTCTGTTAGAGCAGCAAATGTTGATGCTAAAAATAACGTACAAAACAAATTATCAAATAAAGAAATGAATTTTAATACTCAATCATATCCATTTTGGAATGATTTAAAACCTGGTAGTTATAATATAAAAAGAAATCCTGATTGTTGGTATAATAAAAAAGCTATTACTTGTTTTTCAGTTATGGCTGAAGTACATCCTTTTAGAACATCATTTGTATTACTTTCTCCTAGACACGTTATGTCAGTTACACATATTAGAGATGACTTTGATGATTCTTTTTGGAATGATGGAGATACTATTATACCATTCATGAATATGAATAATGAGTTTGTTGAACCTTGTACTAATGCATATATAGATCTATCATCAGTAGCTATTGATGCTAATGGTACATTAAAAACAAATAATCAAGGAATTGATTATTCTATATTTCATTTAACTGAAGATGTAACATTATCTGGAATTGAAGTGGTTAAGTTTTTACCTAGAGATCAATTACCTAAAAAAGAACGACAAAGTAACGGTATTTATTACAATACAAATAAACATACTAAATTTGATTTTAACCCTGTACCATATGGAGTTAGACCCAATAAAGAAGGAATGTTTGCTATTGAACATATTAATTTTAACGGTTCTTATGGATCAGATGGCTATACTAAAAATGGTCAAAAAACGATAATAGGTACTCCAGATCCTCAATACTTGCAACCAAGTTTTAAATGGGGCTCACAAAACGTAGATAAAAATAATGAAAGAACTGGTGATAGCAGTAGACCGGTATTTATACCTCACGGTGAAGAATTAATTTTTGTAGGCATGGTACAAAATACTCAAGTTAGTAGTACGTATGGTCATGATAACCAATGGGTAGATTATAATTTAGAAGAAGATACATATGTTGATAGAAAAATACCAAAACAAATAGGTAACAGTGGTTCTGATACTACACTTACAAATGGCTTTACAGCAATGAGTAATGAAACTTATTGGGTACAACAACAACTTCATAATGTTGATGTAGCATTTACAACTCTAACTATTGACTTAGTAGATGATATTCAAGCAGCAATGAATAAATTAAGTGATGATAAAGGCACTCAAAGATATGAATTACAATATATGAAAGATATTGTAATACCTGAAGTAGATCAGGTAGATAAAGTAACACAATTTTAATCTTTAAACGTAATATAAGCGTAATAAAACCAAGCAGGTAAAGCAAGAACTATTAACCAAAACCATTCATAGTTATCTATTGTCATAAGATCTATCATTAGTTCAGTTACGTCCATTGTGCTTCATTATCCTTTGCAGAACGTTTTATTCTTTTCCATGCTTGTTTAATAATTTTTATTTCTGAACACCCTGCACCGTCTTCAGCTTCAACTACTTCAATCTCTCCTTTGACGCACATCTCTACTATTTTTAAACAATCATCAAAATTCATCTAGGGTCGCTCGCTAATATAACTGCTAATGCACATACATGAACAACTGATACGCTACTCCAAAAACCTAACTTAAGGTCCATATAAAGTGAAATAGCTAATAATGACACTGTTATGTATTTAAATATTTTCATTAATCTTTTAATCTGTTAATAATGTGAGTAGTTTCTCCAAGGTTTTCAATCTTCTTTAATACTTCTTCATATGAGCCAACTACATGGATTCTTTTATCGGTTGATAAAAGTATTTCAGCTCGTTTTGTATTGTGCGGAGCTGAACAAATATAATCAATTCTTTGCAAAGGTATAAGAACTTTATTTTCCGGAACCTTGATATCTTTATCATCTTTATCCCAGTCATGAACTGGAATTCTATAACACTCTATAAACATAATTATATTATAATATCATCCTATTGAATGTCCACCATTAACTCTTTCACCTTCTTCGTCCAATCTAGAGCCAGCTATATGAATGTTAGTTAAATAATTGCGTCTTACTTCATTTGGATTATAATTACATTTAGGAAGCATCTTTAAATAATAATCATACGGTGGTTTAGGCTCTTGAAGATTATCGTAAAGCTTCTTAAACATTTTTAAATCTTCAGCCATTATTAAATCTTTTCTTTTTATTTCTAATTTTCTTTTTTTCAGAGTTGGAAATGAAATATCTTTTATTCTTTACTGAATCTAGAATTCCTTCTTTAAGCATTTTTCTCTTTAAAATTCTAAGAGATTTTTCTATCTTATCTCCTCTTTTTACTTTAACTTCAATAGTTACTTCCGGCATTATTTCCCCTTATTAGTTCTTTCTATCCACTTACGATGCACTTCTAATGCATTAAAATTAAATACAGGTAACATTCGTTTAAATGTCTCCCAGTCAGGTTTAGGTAACGGAAGATCTTGCCATAACTTCTTTCTATCTTCAGGAATCATATTAACCTCTCATAAAGTTTTTAACGCTCGATCTCGGACCATTCGGTATAAAATACTTCTTATTCGCATCCCAACTCTCAGCACTCATTATTTCAATACTACCAGCAGTCTTATGCCCGAATACCATACGACCTTTTACTTTCGGAGTACCTATTTTACTAGCACAGCTAACACAAATTTTCATACCCATTTCAGCACGTTCAAAGGGTATAACATTACCACAACCGCAAAATTTTACTTCATAACTCATATATATATTATAACTAAGTTCCTTAAAATTATTTATAAAATGGCACGCCCGGCAGGATTCGAACCTGCGACCCACGGATTAGAAGTCCGTTGCTCTATCCAACTGAGCTACGAGCGCTATAAAATAAGTTTATCTGGATCACCTTGCTTCCAATTATGAAGTTTTCTATTTATAATATGACACTCTTCTTCAGCTATCATAGCTTTATTTCTTAACCCTTCGTATCTTTTACTATTCGGGTGGCATTTATTTAAATTATTGAGGTATCTTAAAAAGTTCGATCGTGCTTTTTTGTACTCAGATTCTAATTGTATTTTTGATTTTCTACCCATTTTATAAGATTCCTTAAGTTTTTATGATTTTTCGTAGAATCCCCCTTGTGAGATTAACGGAGAATCAATTTGTTTGGTGTTAGGTAACTGATTATATACCTGGAAATTCATTGTTTTTTACGGTTTTTACGTTTTTTCTTTATATCATGTAACCATTTAAAAGTAGGTTCTCCATAGTCTTGCTTTACTTCAAACCCGTGATAAGCTTTATTTGGTTCGTTAGAAAAGTTTTTTTCATTCCAAGCTCCAGAAGAAACATTGATTGTTTTATTATGATGCTTGACATTATCGTCATTAATGTTTGTCATAACCATACATAGCCCATTTAAATTTTTTACTCTTTATAAAAACTGTAGGATTAAAAATGTAATTGAATATTCTAACTTGATCATTTAAATTGTCGTATGAATTTATTTCATTTAAAACTTCAACTATATCTTTACCGAGCCATTCAGCATAATGAATAGTTGCTTCAGCAATATCTTCCCATTCTTGATTAAGATTATCTAAAATCATTTAACTAATGTAACCCACGGAGAAAATATATCATTAAACTTATCGACAATTTTCTTTTTTGATACGTTAGGTATAGCTGAATCTTTTATTTCGTTTTGACATTCATTTACGTCCCAATCAAGTTGTCTGCATGTTGTTTTTGCTAAACTTAGACAAAAAGTATATGCTTCTTTTCCGGAACGTACGTTATGTTCTTTTAATGAAATAGTCTGTCTACACTCTTCTGGTACTTCAGGGTTAACATAATAAATGCCCCCTGGTTCATATTCTTTTCCTTTACTCATAAATCGGACTCTTTCTATCTTTTCTATATCCTATACGCATATTATATAACTCTTTTGCTCTAGAATAACCTTTATCCATCGCCTCTTGAGGAGTTTTAAACCCATAAAAATATTCAGCAGCTGACGTTTGTAACATATACTCGTTAGGGTTCCGTCCTTGCTTTATATCGTAATCAAGATCAGTTCTTCTTATAGTCATATAAAAGGTGTAATAATCCTTGCAAGTCCAAGTCTCATTAACACCTTCTACAAATCTATTTCTATCCGATTTCACTTTCATCTGGAAACTTACCTAATCGTTTATAGTTAGTCCATAAACCTCTAAGCTTAGGATCAGTATTTTTCCATTTCAAATAATGATTCCAAAGCATAGTAGTTCTTTCAGTAGGGGTTAAAACCTCTCTTCTTTTACGACGAGGTTTAAATTTAAACTTAACATTATTATTTTCAGCCATTTGCATCTCCTTAAATAATAATTATAATATAGTTCCTAATATAAATTTGTATCTTTACTATATTTTTCAAACATCCACATCATTTCTATTTCAAAATCTTTATCAGATTTAATAACTGTATCAGACTTTTTTAATGGAGATGTAGATAATTCATTTTCAAACATTAACACAGTTTCATTTTCATATACGAAATAAAACCCATTGTATAATCTAGTTTTTTTATCACTCATTTTTTTACCTATAAGGATGGGTATCCTTTTTATTATTTATTTTTGTATCAATATTACTCTTCCAGAATACATTGATAAGAACGTTAGTTAGAACTCCAAAATATATACCTAAACTTAGATTAAAAAATGGAGTTAAGATTGTAATTACTAGAAGTAATTTAATTATATTTTCTTTTGTAGCTATCATTAAATTACGTTTAACCGTTTAATAATTCAATAACTGAATCTTGATTAACTTCAACAATAGAGCTTGCACTCTTCTTTTCAGCTACTACGTAAATAATTTTACCGTCAAACTGTTTAATTTGTTTAACAGTACCGCTAGAGACATCATTAATAGTTTTGAAATTTATATAATCTCCTTCGTTATATTTAGCGCTCATATATAATATTTTAATCTATAATATTAGTATTTCAACTATTTTAAATTAAAAAAAATTACTAAACATCAAGCTGTTCTTGAGCTGTAAGTAAGTTCTGGTAAGCGCATTCAAAGGAGATTAACTTCTCTCCTAGTTCTTTTTCATGATTAGTATAAGGTTCATGTGGATGCATTTCTCTTAAAATATAATAGTTTTCAAATTCCGGATCATCTAAAACCTTATCCATATCAACCGAGGTTTTAAATTTATTATTTTCTTTATCTATTTCTATATGCATTATATAAAAAAAGCCGAGGTTTTACCCTCGGCTATCCTTTCTATCTTTAGGCTAATTCAGCTAGTTTCAACAATTTCTTACCACGTTCTATTGTTCGTTCGGCTAATTGCTCGTTATTAATCAAAGTCCAAAACGATGACTTATTCATACGACCTAAGCCATGCTCTGAAGAATAGTATTGATTACCTTTATTCTTACCTTTACCACGAGTACTATTATGCGTATAGTAATCAGTTACTGCAGAGAATGCATCTGCATAACTCTCACCCCGGTTACCTGCACCCTTAACAAAGAGTTCATTTAACGTTTCAACAGTATTTAAGCAACGAGTACTTAAACCTTCTTTAGGGTTATTACGCATTAAGAATCCAGTAAACAACTCAGTAGCTTCTTTCTTCTTAATTCTTTTCTTAACTAGAGTTTCGAACTTCTTCTTGAAGTCTTCTTGCGTACCTAAGAATGCATCTACGACATTACCTAAGTCAGCTAACTTCATCTCAACATCACCTTTATGAACTACTGATCCAATCTGATCACTATTTAAGTTGCAAGTAAAAGTATTTTCACAAACAGTACAAACATTGGTATTATTTACCCAAAGTTTAGAAGTCTGATCATGAGCATTACCGAAGTTTAGATAGTCACGAAACTCTCTATCTCCAATCTTATATTCACTCTTTCCCGCAAGACTAACTGAAGCAAATACTTTACCTCGATTTGCTACCGAACCGATACTTTCAAGCTTAGCTTTAGGTAAACGTTTCATTGCATCACTAACAAGATCTAAAAACTGCTCATTAGTAATATGTTTGTAAGTAGGGCTCATAGGACGTCCAACGATTTCATCATCGTCAGTCGCAACTAAGATACCATAACCAGTATCAATCTCTTCACCTTCCTTATTAATATACGTCAAAGGTTGCCTCTCTACATCCCAAGTAGATAAGAAATTATCTTTAACGTCAATGACGGGCATTATTTCCGTCAAGTCATGCCAGGCTTGCTTTAAGCCTTGCTGTGTATCTCTCTCTGTTATATTATGTGCCATAAGTGCTTTTTCCTTTTAATTTATATTATTAATTATATATACGTTCCTTATTTCTCAAGTGCTTTTTCCTTAAAAGTTTAAAAAAGTTTAAGCAGTTTATAGTCTTGCTTAGGACCGTACCTAATTATGAATGCTTATAAATTGCGTTCTGACCTTTGCCAAACTTAATTAACTTACCGTTAAGAACTAAATCTCTCAATCGGTTATAAGCTCTTTGATAATCAACATCTAAAGCTTCCATAACTACTTGAGCAGTTAGATGAGGCGGCTCTTTTATTGCCATGATCTTATTTTCCTCATCCTTCTTACGATTCTTCTTAGAAGGAGCTTTACTTTCACTCTCTTCAATCTTAACCGGGTTACCAAAGTCATAACCTTTAGCTCCTAAGAACAACGTTACATCATTCAGAGCACCGAAACGATTCTTGCTGAAACCAATCTTACGAGCATCATCAGCAATATCACCTTCAATCGAAATTTCCATATTCACATCAACAGTATGCGGAACGATCGTACTACCTTTCAACTTACCATCTTTAGTCAAATGCATTACGAAAAAGATCGTGCACTCATTATCTTTCGCAGCACGAGTCAATTTACTAACTGCATACTTTTCAAGAGCTCTGCTATTGAGCTTCTTATGAGACGTTAGAGCTTGAAATGAATCAAATACCATCACATCGAAATCTTTCATTCGATCGCACAAAGTATCAATATCAGTCTCGTTAGCTATCTTAACGTTCTTAACACCAATACGATTACAAGTAAACGCTAACTGATAAGTATTTTCCTCACCACTTGCATAAGCTACTTCGTAACCATTTACCGACATACCTTCTAACATTTGCAATAAGAACGTAGTCTTACCACATCCAGCAGGAGCAGTTAAAGTAATACTGCTTCCTGGTAGTATACCATCACCGAATAATTCATCGACGACTTCGATACCAGACTTATAACGTCTATAAAACAGATCAGGTACTTTAATTTCCTTTACTGCTTTGAATTGAGTTGCTTCATAATTTAGGTTCATATTTTTATCTCCTTATACTACAATTATATCACTGTTCCTATTTGTGCGTTCTACCATCTACGGAACTTCGATTGCATTCCAAGCGTCATTGTTTCATCAATACGCTTTTGTGCGCTTCTAGAAACTGATACGTTAGATTTTTCAGACCACCGGAATGCTTCAGCTTCCTTAAGTACTGTTTCGTGTTTAGTACGGGTCCTCGTTAAAACAAAACCGAACATCGAATTAAAAGTTAAGTTATATTCTTTTTCCATACTGTATTATATCACAGTTCCTTTTCATACCAAAGCTTGTAGCACAGCTCATTCATCTTTTCCGGAAAATGAATAAAGGTCCAAAATGCAAAACTTAAAGATAAATATATCGTTACAGGTATCCATAATATTATTATCAAAAACCCTGATATTAGTTCGTATAATAGTTTATTCATATTTTTTTATTATATGTTCGTTCCTTATGGTACTCATAGCCGGACTCGAACCAGCAAGACTTTACAGTCGACAGATTTTAAGTCTGTTGTGTTTACCAATTTCACCATATGAGCATATAAATTAAATAAGAATATCATTATTTTAAAAATAACCTAACGATAGTATATCTATGTTCCTAAATATATATATGAAGGATCTTCTTACTTCTATCAAGTGTAGATTAGAAGAATTTACTAATAATGTATTCGTAGATTATGAGAGAGAATCAATTCTCTTAGAGATTCATGAAGATTATTTCGACGAGGTTATAAGAGAAGTTAAAAAACATTCCGATTGTAATATAATGTTTGTTAAAAGATTAAAAAAAGATACTGTAACTATACTAATCAGTCAAATAGTCATCATTGATGTAGATCATCTTAATGAATAAATATTATTATGGATATAAGATTATCAAGTAATAATGCTACGGAAATATGTACCGGTACTACTACAGGTACTAAATTAAGTGGATGCTTACATCTTAATAATTTCCCCAATCTTAAAAAAATTAATTCATTTAATAATGATATTGAAATAGTTTATGGTATCAACGAAAATACTACTTTAACTGCAATAGAATTAGCTTGTAATAAACTAACTTCATTACCTATAATTAAAAATAAGCCTGGAATAGTAACTGTAGATTTAAGAGATAATAAAAATATATCTGGAGAAATTTTTGATTCTTTTCCTTCTACATTAGAATGTTTTTGCGCAGAACATGTAACTAATCTTTCAGGTTATATGCCTCCTATCAACCAATGTTTAACTGATATATCATTTGCACCTAATTACATCTTAAGTGGTTCTATCACACCTATAGACAGTACTAGAAAACTTAATATTGAAGACTTTTTTGCTAACCCGGGTAATACACTCTCATTAAATTCTAAAGAGTATGATGTTAATAAAGTTTCTACATTATCAGCTGCATGCGCCTTACCTGATAACTTATTTAGTGGAGGTAATACTGATATATTAGAGTATAATGTTTTTAATTTAAATGCAGTAGGTCAATTTAATAAATGTAACAGCACAGCTTCTTCTCTTTTTGATGATGTTCCGAATTTATCAGTATTTAAAGCCGGTACTGTACCATTATCTAATAATGAAACAGGCACCGGTAACTATTATTATTGTTTAGAAAGAGGTACACCATTAGTTCCATTAGCTTCAAGTGAAGATACAGCAAATATGATATCATTTGTACCGATAGACCATCCATTAAAAACTTTAAAGATTGAAGGATTCCAAAGATCAGCTACAAGAGATAGCGGCGGAGCAATAACAGTTGATGGAGGATCAAAATTTGGTTATTGTGGTAACATTGGAATATATGGTAACTCTCTCTCTGGAGATAAATTTTATGTCTCTGAAAATACTACTAATATTAGTTTTGCTAATAATAGATTAAATGGAGTTCAAACTTTAAACATCTTATCAGGTGTTTGTCATACAGCAGTAACTTGCGGGGTAACTGGAGGGTTGCTTGATTTAAGAGGTAATTCAATGGTTAATTGTTTTAGTGTATCTAATTATAGTGGCATTAGTGCTACAGGTAATAATTTGTGTACTTGCCTAGGAACAGTTGTAGGGGCTCCTTTCGGTAAATTAGTAAAAGAATGCGGTTGGACCGTTTTATATAGTTTAAATTCTGATTGTGGATGGACTGCTGAAAGTACAACTATTAATGCAGGTCCTAATGTTTGTACTACTCCTATTGATTAATTCTTCTGAATAGAGTCTACAATATCTTGAAGTTTAAAAATATCATTAGACGGATAAGGAAAATCATGCTCAGGCCCGTTAAAGTCATTATCAAAGAACTGAGCGTCTACAAGCCTAGATGTAACATCCGTTGGTTTAATATTAGGCATAATATTTGTATGCATTTTATAACCAAATACTTTAGGACTAGTACCTATCCAACATACAGTAGAGGGTAAATTAAATGCTGCGGCAGCATGTTGTAAACAACTATCTATTAACAATCTCTTTGAACTTTTTAATAACGTAGCAATAAAAGTTCTTTTGTTATCTACATTTTCAATAAACTGAGCATTCTGCAATCTAGGACTATTAGGTTTTGCTATTTGTATTACTTCATAGATTTTACTTAACTCATTAGTTAATAACTGAGCTTGACCAATAGGGAAGTCTCTTGTCCATGAGTATGATTTCTCTGAATCGTATGGCCCTCCATTAGTTTGAAATATTAATATGGGTTTAGTAAACTGGTTTAAATTCGCTGCATAGTTATCTACTTCCGCTGGTGTAAAGAAAATTTCAGGCTTTGCTTCTTTCTCATTATATTCCAAGTCATGTAAATCGCACCATGATTTAATTAGATGCTGCGCCTGATACATATGTTTAGGTTGAAAATAAGGTTCACCTTTTAATACAATGCTATCTCTTCCTTCTATATAATCTTTATAGAAATATGGCGTATTGAAACTTTTATAGCATCTATATATTCTAGGATTATTTAAAAATATTTCTGCCCAAGGCGAAACAACCACTACCTTATGTTCAGGGTATTTTTTTATTATGAAAGGTATTAATGCAGTTGATGCAATTATTTTACCTAGACCACCTTCAGGGTTAAATACAACATAATTTTCTTTAGCCATAAAAATATTTACCTATTTTTTTATAGAAATCAAATATCCCACTCACTACAAAAGCTATATAAAAAATCTAAATGAGACGGTGCATTTAGCATATTATTTTCATACATATGTACCAACTCTGATTGAAATCCATAATTTTCTACTTGCTGTAATATTAAATTAACTTGACCTATATGCTTTTTATCTACGTTTTTTCTTATTACTTCTACTAATTGAGCATACTTATCCATATAATTATTATATATTACTAATTATTGTAATCAAGGATTTAATCGATAAATAATAATATATGGCCGAGCAAGCTTCAAAGGTAATAATAAAGTCAACTAATATTGATTTATATAAAGATAATTACGTATCGTTTAGAACTGCATACCCTATAACAAGTGCTGAAGGTATAGCAGTTTTTATAACTAATACTGATATGTTCGATTCTGATTTATTTACAGATTCATATATGCCATTTGTTACAGGTTACGGTTTAGGTTTATTGCCTAATTTTAGAAATATAACCCAGACAGACGCTAATGGTGCAGCAGTAGACAATTTAGGTGGTACTACGTTATGGACATTTTCAACCCCTAATACAGGTACTCAACTAAATGGATTATCTGCGGATGAAACATTCATGCCTGTTAAATGGGGTGATGGTACTTTAAGTTCAGGATCTGGATCAGTTAATAAAACTTATAATAATTACTCCGGTAAACCATTATCTGGATTTAATTATTTCTTTAACCACATTGCATCCGTAGCATTGGATGGAAGAGGTGGTTACGGGTTATCAGGATTTGCATTTACAGATGGAGGTAATAACTATCTAAGCAGATATTCAATAACTAATAGAGTATTATCTGATATGCTATCAACAAATGATAGTAGAGGTACTTTTAGTGTAGCTTCTCATTGCAATACAACAGAAAGAGTAGCAGTGCTTTCTACTGGGTATGGTACTAATGGTATAGGTGTAGAGTTAGATAGTGCACAAAACCAAATACATGAAACATCAGGGCTAACTTATAGAATTAAATTTAGTGCATTTTTAGTAGATATGAGAGTAGATGTCTTAACTTCTAATAACGAGTTTAATAATGAGTTTAAAACTATAGCAGATTTATCTGGAGCTGATTTAAGAACTGAAGAAAAAAGAAATGAGTTCATTAAAAAAATACCAAGATATGGTAGAATTGGTATAGCATATGCAGGTAACAGTTCTTCATACGATGGTGATTACTCTTCTGGAAAGAAAGCAAGTCAAGGCATCCAGGATATAACTCTTAACTTAGGATAATTTCTTTTTAGTCTTTTTTACCGGTGCAGTGTTATTAATTGATTTTTTAAGAATCTCAACTTCTTTATTAAGTCTCTTTATTTCTGCAAATAAGATAGGTATAAAGCTTTGATAGTCTAATCTTAACCACTCATTTTCATGGACTAAACTTTCATCTACTGCTTTTACTTCCTGTGCTATAAAACCTTTACCCTTTTGTCCATGCTTAGGGCTTTTTTCATTCCATATATACTCATAAGCATTTAATTTATCAAAATAAATCTTACTATCTAAAGGTTTAATTTGATCTTTAAGTCTTTTATCAGATGCAGCGAATGCAGTAATATCACCATTAACGCTTAGATCACCGGTAAAGGTAACATCTCCATTACCGACGCTTAATGCACCATTAACAGTGGTAGCTGCAGAAACTGATAAAGTTTGATACATTGTTGTGGTACCTCTAAATATACCATCACCTGTAAAGTTGAATGAGTTAGCTGATAAATTACCTTTTACCATTAAGTTAGAGTCAGCTCTTAGATTGCCGTTAGTTATTAGTTCACTATTTAAAGTAGTTACACCTTCTACAGTTAAAGGTGATGGAACTGTGTTAGTACCTATGGTAACTGCTCCATTTGTAACGTTTAATGGTCCATTTAAATCAGCGCCTGCCCCGTCCGGAGCTAATGATAAAGATAATTGATTACCGATACCGTCAGTTAATTTTGTTTTAGCAGTTATTTCATTATTATCAAGACTTTTTACCAAACCTTGATATGTTGCATTAATATTAGTACCGTTCAATGTTGCCATTATTTTTTACCCTCCAAAATTTCAATTCTATTATTAAGAGATTTTATTTCTTCAATTAATACTGGTATAAGTTGAATATAATCTACTGCTAAATAATTGTTACTATTTTTCTTCACAGCTTCTGGCATTACTTTTTCAACTTCTTGCGCTATGACTCCATATGAATGACCTTCTTTAGTTGCTTCTTCTTTCCAATCAAACTCATACCCATTTAAAGATTTTATAATACTATTACTATTAGTTATAGGTTTAATATTATCTTTTAAATTTTTATCTGATGAAGCGAATGCAATAATATCTCCATCGCTTTGTATAGTACACGATGCACATAAATGATCACTTTTAATTATAGCATTAGTTCCAGTTGAACAAATATTAGTTTGTGAAATAATACAACCAGTAGCATTAATATGACTATTAGAACAAATTATTGACCCTGTTATTAATCCTGTACCTCCGCAAGAGTTATCAACTGTTACATTATTGTTAAATTGAGAAATACCATTTACATTTACATTACCTGAAACGTTAAAGTTATCACCTATAGATGCACTTCCATTATGTACACATAAAATATGACACGTACTAGCGTCTCCAATAGGTGTATTAGCATTACATACTAATAGAGGTCCTTGTATTTTAGCACCTGCATGTTCTTGACCTAAAGATAATGATGATACTGCTCCATCACCATCTGTTATATTAACCAACGCATTAGGTGTTGCTCCTGATGATCTTAAACAATTCACAAATACAGGACTGCCTCTAGTGCCGCCTATAACAGCTGGTAAGTTTAAGTTATCACCAATCTTTATTATACTACTATAAGTAAGTGCTATTAACTTACCTTTATAACTATCAATCGTACTTGCCATAATAATATTTATTAAATAATCACGGTAGACAAAGGCGGTATTCTACTTCCAAGTCTTGTGACTTCAATAAGCTCCAAAATTTTAGTTTGATATTCATATAAATTTGTTATAACTCTATTTAAAACATTGCCGTTTAACGTTTCATTTACCCCTACAAAGAATTGACTAGGGTCTTCTATTTTAGCTATTTTTTTATCATCATAGGTTAGTTCAGTAAAGTCATCAAAAAATAAATAAAAATCAGTTGCAAATTTAGCTAATACTTTTTTATTTAAATTTTGCACTAACATATTTAAATTATTGATATGTTTATAGAAAGCTAGATTAAAAGTTATATTATTAAAGTATTCATTAGATAATAAAATTTCACTCCTTTTATAAAAGCTAGGACCTTTAGTAGTTAAAAGACTTACATCATCGTTGCTTTCCACGAATTTAAATATACGGGTATTAGCAAATGCCAAAATAGTTTCATTATTATCTATATCATCTGGTACACTTACAATTGGATTGTCTACAAAAAAGAATCTATCAAAATTAGGTAATTGGTCCCAAGTTGTTTGACCCATTGCTGAATAATCTATAAACGTAGTATTCCATAAATTAGCATCATCAAAAGTTAGGTCAATAGTAAATTTATTAACTAACTCATTTTGTTTATTAATATAATATTTGTATATATTTTTATTTGTTACTAAATAATAAATGTTACTGTTGTTAGTAGAAAATTCTATCTTTCTTGGTTCTTCTACAAAACCTTCTACTAATGGTATTTCATATGCAAATCTATTTGTATTATATACAAACTTATCCTTTACTGTTAAATTATCTCCATCTAATATTTTAACTTCAAAATCGTTAGTTACAATCCACAACTCATTATGAAACGAATTAAATGACATGTTTTGAAATGCATGCTCTTTAAAATATTTTTCATTAAAGTATTCGATTTGAAATTTTAATTCTTTAGTATATTTTCTTATACTATTAGTATATCTCATATAAACATATACTGAATCATTACCATAGACAACAATACTATTACCTGATAAATTAGTATTATAAGTTCCAATACCACCTATAGTATCAATATGTTCAAAATTTCTTAACCCAGTTCGGTCTTCGTTAACTATAGTATTAACATCTAATTTATATAATGCATTACCACTTAAATCATTTACAAATAATAAATTATCGGGGGTAGTAGCTAAGCTTGTAATTCTTTTAAATTTAATTTGATTAGAATCGGTACCTACATTAGTAGAACTTGCAACAAATGAAAAAGTGGTATGTGCATCATTTAACTGATAAGCATATAAATTAGAACTAATAGCAAAAAATAATGTATACCTATCTGTATTTTTAGTACTTCTAGCTGCAGCTATCGTAGCGGATTTTGTATCATCATTATCACCAAAACCTGCATCGAAAACAGATAACGGAGGGTAAAAATCAGATGCAAGAGACCCTGCTGAAATAAATTGTTCATTTGATCTTATAATTTGCCAAGACGTGTTTACATTAAATTCTGGATCTGATCCTCCTGGACCTCCTTCATTAGATGATAAAGTAATATAAGCAGGAAAGTTATCAGGCACTAATGGGTCATTTAAAACTGTATAGTTATATATTTTAGCAAAATTTCTATAAAAAAGATCTAATTTATAGTTTATAGAGTTTTTATTTATAATTTCATTCGGTTTAAATAAAATATCATCTAAAACAAAATCAAATTTTAATTGAGAAAATATGGTTGTATCAAAATATTTACCTGCAAAGATATTATCATTATAAACGTTTTCAATTGGTACTAACTTATCTAATTGATTATACTTTGTTTTATATACGTTATTGTCTTTATCTATATTAACATATCCTATATATTTGTTACCTTCAAAAGTAAAATCATTACCATCTGTATAGTAAAACCTTTTATTATAATCAATAACAGAACTTACCCCTACATTACTTGCGTAATTTAAAGGTATATTCCCAGCAATACTTTCAGTAGATGAAGTTACAGAAGAAGAACCTCCACCGGAGTAAGGATTGCTAGAATAACTACCACCGTGATAAGCCATTAATAACCTCCTCCTTCACTATCAGTTGATAAGTTTTGTTCATTAATTATATTTAAATTAATTTCAGTAGTAGTCAAAGATGCTGAATCAGTTTTATGAATTGCGCCTGTCATTACCTCACCATTATCCATTATATGATAAGGACTACCATTAACCACATATGATAACTCTTGCATATTAAACGGTAATTTATTTTTAATATTCGTATGGACGTAATTAATTAGTGATGAAATATTTTCTTCTTTAACGTTTAAATTCTTAATATGTATTAACCCGTGATTATTTTTACTACCGGGTATCTTATAGTTATATAAATTTTCTATTTCTTCTATAGAATTTTTAGTACCATTAAACATATCAAAATATAATTTATCAAAATTATTATTTTCTAAAACTAAATAATTTACCAAATCTTTATTAAATGATCTATTATATACTTTAATATTTTTTAAACATCCATTATTTGACTTATAGTTTGAAAGGAGAGGCGATACAGTTAATATAGGTTGATTTCTAAAGTTAATCGTATTGATAAATATATCAGGTGATAGCATTCTCTTAATTGGTAATAATGCAGGATTGAATTGCATTCTTCCAAACTCTAAACTATTATTATATAATACAATAGTACCATTGTTATAATTAAAATCAAAATTGAAATGATTATGTATTTCTAAATTAGGTACTTTAAACAGAACTTCTAAATTAGCAGCAGATGCAGATGATACTATTGAATAAGCACCGTCCCATGCACTTAAACCTGTCGGCGGCGTAGGCCATAAAAAGAACTCATAGCCGGTGACTTCAAGAGGAGGTCCAGCTGATGCCCAATCTACAGTAGTAAACTTAGCTAGTAAAGATGTATTGATATTTACTTGGAAAGTTAAATCATCTTCAACATCTTTATATTTGTTATAAAGATCGTTACCTCCAGTAAAATTATTATGAAATCTACTAGTAGATAATACTTCAGTACCAGCAGTAATAATAGATCTAACAGTATACCCTACACCTGATACAGCTGAGGTACCACTAATAGTATTGAATTCTGTATCAGATAAAAATTTATATTTAGGTAATTTTTTATTAACATCAAAAAGAGTACTTAATACTGGAAATCCTGAATTAGCTGATAGGGGGTCTATTTCAATAAATGTTCTGTATCTGTTTAAAGAAGTTGGGTCATTTACTTCATAATCTAATGTTTTATTAGCTTCTATCGCACCAGTTTTAGTATTAAATTTATCAATTAATAATTTTCCATTTACATCTTTACTAAAGCTTAATGCTTTCCAAGTATCGTTTTCATAAGTAAAGTCTACACCCACACCTGATACAGCTGAGCTATTAATCGGAAATGCTGATAATTTATATCTTTCAGGGGTAATTGTATTTAAAAAGTTTCCTCCCCCTGATACGAAAGTCTGGACATATAAATTTTCATCAATAGAATTTACCCCATAAATTTTTCTTTCAAGAGAGTCTACAACGGGTAACATTGCTTCTGCATCATTAGATATTGTCAGATCATCAAATAATATTTTATTGTTACCATCATATACAAAGGTAAAGAAGTTTGCAAACGCACCAGAATCAGTAGCTGAAGCTGGTATAATTCTATAATACAAATCAGGTGTCATAGAGAATCCAGTAGCCATACCGCTTAAGAATATTGCTGATAAGTCACCTTGACCTGACCCATCTCCTAATTCTCTGAATGCTAAACCTGGAATATTTTGAGTAGATACAAATCTTGCTTCATCTGTTATACTAAATGCAAAATCATCTTTAACAAATCTACCACCGAAGCCTTCTTGTAATAATATTTGTGAGCTTAAAGTTGAATATATAGCTGAATTATTTGCTGATGTAGAGGCAAATGATATACCTAAATCAGTTATTACTAAGTTAGTTAAATCTAGATTATAAACTAAACTATCACTACCGCTATAATTATTATTATAAATTAATACATTTTTTGCACCATAGAAACTTCTACTTTTATAAGATTTAGCTAATTCATCTAAATAAGCTCCTTGCTCATCTACATGCCTTTCACTAACTACCTCTCCAAATACATTAGTTACTAAAATTTTATTACTACATAATAATACTATATCACTATTTTGTTCAACATAAAGTACATCAATAATATCTGATACTTCATTAAAGGTAATTTGATTGATTAACTCGAAAGATGCACTATCTAATATCGTTAATACATTTTTATTTGCTAAAAATATAAATGGTGTAAAATAGAATTTATTTTTAAATGATATACCATCATTATACATGTTACCTAATATATTATAACTTTTTAATGATGATAAAGATTCAAGTTCTAAATCAAAACTAATATGATGATTTTTATTTTCAATATTGTCTATTCTAAATGTATCATAACCATCATTAAAATTAAAATTTAATTCTTTTCTATTTTGTAATACTTGTCCGCTTAATATTATATTAAAAGTATCTTTTATATTATGAGCGCTTTGATTCTTAATCATAGTACTAACATAATCTTTACCTATTCTTTGATATAAATATTCTGCATTAGCCTCAAATGCCATATTACTTTGTACATCGAAATAGGATGAATTAGTTTTATTTTTTTCAAAGTATTGCTTAGCTTGAGTTAGATCAGAGAAATTTTGACCTGCAGTACTACCAGTTAGTGAAACTGTATAACTTTTAGTGTCAGGTAAGTAATATCTATCATACCAAGTTGCAGTAGTATCTTCATCCTTTAACCAAGTGCATAAATAAGTACCAAAAATATCATTTTTTTGAACTAAGTTTAAATTCTGAAAACCTAAAATATTATCATCTTGTAATAAAATAAAACTTTCTGAGTCTTCATTAACTAAAAACTCTTCTCTTTCTACAAATTGATTTCTAAGATTATTTAAATTACTATTAGTTTGCTTAAAAATTTTATCACTAAAGTATGGTGACTTAGCAGCATACGCACCATTTTCTACTAATAAAGTATCATTTATGTTAATTTTTTCATAAGGAAATAAATTATTAGGCATTTTTAACCTATTAATTTTATTAGGCAATATTTCATATTCTTTATTAAAAAATGTATAATTTAAATTTAAATCTTCTGAATCAGTTTCTTTATTTTTATTATTAGTAAAATTATAATATATTCTCTGATTTAAAGGATCATCAAGAGCAGATACTGCATTGTATGTAATATTATGTTGTGATAAATGATTTTTTAAATTAAAGAAGTCTAAATCAGTATAAAAATTATTATCAGTGCCACTTAAATCGGATCCTGATAAAGTTATAGATTCATATGGAAAATATGATATCATATCATATTTTAAACCTGATATTGATTCATTACTTACCTTATTATTATTTTCATAATCATAATAAACAAACTGATCTAAATTATGAGGTAAAAAGTCATCTAAAGTATCTCCTACTTTAATTAACCCGTCTCTTGAAGTTTTTAAATTAATTGCAGATAATACAGGAGCTGCAGGATTTGTAAAAGTAGATAGAGTTACTACCTCTGAAGATGAACCATTTGAAGATAGTCCTTCAAACGTTGCAGTTAAGGTTCTAGTACCTGCTGTAACAATCTTATCATCATTATAAAGTTTTAAATGATTATTTTCTTCATTGTATGCATAACCAAAATAATATCTAGAAGTAAGAGAGTTATTCAGTAAATCAGAATTATTTAAAAATACTAAATCTAAATTTATATCATTACTATTTCTATAAAGATATTTTTTAGTCACCCCATCAACGAGTGAAATAGTACAATAATTATCATCTATAAAATCTACTAAGAAAGATTGTGATGATGAAACATCATTTTTTGAATCAAATAATACTACACTATCTTGATCAGTTTTATCCAAGATACCTGCCATGGTTCTAAATGATGAAATAGGGTCTAGCAAACTAAATGTAAGTTTAGTATTGAGACTATTCATTAAGTTTTGTTTAGGAAAATCTATTACCTCTTGACCTGACTTTTGATTAATTAAAAAATTTGAAGTATAGTTTTTTAACAAAGTATCTTTAGCACTGAGATTAATAACATAATCAGTATATTCTAGTCCTTGATTGGTTATAACTTTATCACCTTTAAAGATAAACTTATCATCTTTACTTGTAAAGTTTAAACCTCTAAGTTCATTATAATTTTTTACATCATAAGCCATTAATAATATTTAATTTTAAAAACTAATTAGACAAGAGTTATTATGTAAGAGCTCCGTCCTGAGGCGTGGATCTGGTGGTTATAGGTTCATAAATTCTAAACGAACCCATTCCTGAAGTACCTACCATATAATTAGAATCAGTTTTTGTTGAACTAAAAATAATTTCTTTATCAACAATTTCTGCAAATATATCTTTACTAGTCGTTTCTATACTATCAACAACCTTAAATGAGTCATTGGTGTTTGTAAAAATAAAACTGCTAGTAGTAAATTGAAAAGTACTATTAGTTTCATAATTAGTCTCAGTAACTAATTGAGATTGATTACCGTCAATGGCTAAATCTATTTTATAATTATTTGATGATAATACTCTTGAAGTTGATGCACTATTCCATCTTGTAACATAAAATTTTACTGTACTTTCTGATAAATTTTGATTATCAGAGTCCTTAGATAAAAATATTTTATCTGATATAACATCTTTTACATTTAATCTGCATGTTTGAGCTGATTTAAAAACGTTACCCGCGCTATTATATACACATAAAGTTATATTATAATCACCTGGTAAATCATATCTGTGATATGCAGATAAATTATTATATACTACAGTACCGTCACCGAAATCTATAAAAAAATTAGTATCACTAATAGTATCATCTGCACTTAGAAATCTAGGAGTCACGGTAAATCCACCGAAGTTACCTGTAAACATTCCAGATAAATTATTAGGTGTATTTGTAAACCCATATAGGAAGTCAGGGTCAATAATTATATCTCCATATCTATTTCTTACTTCAAATGGAGCTTTTATAGCAGTTAAATTACTATAATCTGTTTCAAAACTATAACTTAAATTAGACATTTTCTACCACTATATTATTTTTAATACTTTGATCTTGTAAGTATGGGTATTGAAAGAATGGTAATTGTCTATTTTCATTAATAACTGTTACATCATTTTCAGGGTAAATAGGGTTATACTTAAGTAAACTAATTGATGGAACTTCAGTTATAATTCCATTAACAGTTCTTCTTGTTTTAATTCCCTTTACTCCGTTTATTGATAATATTCTGCTCGATAACTCATCTATACTTACAACACTTCCTAATCCTAAACTATTAAAGTAATTTTTAAATATATTATCTACTTGTCCTTTTAAATTTTCATCACTTACATTAGATAATACGTCTCTTTGAATAACTAAGAGAGTATCTTTTGCTATATCTTTACTAGGATTTTGATTACCAGCTACCCCTAAAGTAAATGCAATGTAAACTGGGTCCATAGGAACTATATTCATGTTAAATAGTTTTTTATCTTGCATTGAATTTATAATTATGCTTTTTTGAGATTTGTTTACAAATGATAATTTATTATCTTCATTTACATTAGCTAATTTTGAAACTAAAAATAAGTAAACATTATTAGACTGGTTAATAGTAGAGAAGTTAACTTGATTATAAAGAAGTCTTGAATCTAAATTAGGTCTGTTTAAACCTATATCATAAAAATATTGCAAATAAATTTTTACATAATCGGTATTGTTAACTGCTTTAAAACTTTTTAATATTGAACTATAGTTAGCACTGATATAGTTTTCGAAATCTTGAGATGTAACTAATCTATTTTGCAATTGAAAGTTTTTAGCTGCATTATCTCTAATACTATCTACATTTTCTCTTTCAATAGGTGGTGTCGAATCAATAGTGTTACTGAAATCTATAAATTGAGAATTATTACTATTAACTAAATTGAAATTTGAATTATATTCAAATAATTTTATAATATTAAATTGAGGTGTATTGAATAATTTTAATTTTTGCCCGTCAAGAGCTCCTTGAGAAACTAAACCTTCTCTACCAGAACTTTTAATATAGTAAATTAATATTACGTCTCCGCTATTTAATTTTGAACTAAATACACCGTTTCCGAATTTAATATCATATAATCCATTTTCATTTAAACGTTTTTCATATTTTTTAGTACCAGGAGATTCAAGAAAGATGTTGGTAGTTAATTCATATTTTGAAATAATACTTGTATTAACGTCTCTTACATAAACATCTATTGAATCAGCATCTATATTTAAAGCTTCATTGGTAAGAGGGTCTTTTAAATTTAAAGTAACTACTTCAAAATCTTCTCCCAAAGCTGCAGTAGGAGGAAATTCATTATAGATACCTTCTCTTAGTAGATTACTTTCAGAAAAGTCTGATAAAAATTCAGAAGATGATAATGTTTTGTTAAATGTTGCATCATTAATAAATGAATACGGTACACCATTAACATCTAAATAACTATATCTCGGAACTGTATAAGTGCCTATAGATAAATTTGACGTAGCATTTGCATTAAATGATAATAATGATGTTTGATAACCTTGAGGTTTATAGTCAATTAACTTAACAATTCTATTCATATTTTCATATATAGAAGTGTCGGTAAACATTGTTTCAGCTGATGTTTGATTTAAATAGAATAATAGTAAATGATACGAATATGAAATTACATCTATTATTGAAGACATGTTACTACCTTCAAATGATTGATCTGTATATACCCCGCCTTCAGATAATCTGCTTTGAATTAATTCTTTAAGAGTTAATGCATCAAAAGCAACATAACTGTCTTGTTTAAGTTTAAAATCAGTATTATTATTTACTGCCATAGAAATATTTAATTAAAAAGTATAAAAACCGGATTTACTTAATGCACCTTTTAGGTTCAGAGGGTTATTAGAGAAGTCAGGAATAATTATAGTTATATCAACTTCATACTCTTGTTGCTCTTCATCTGCAACTACATTAATTTTTTGTATAGTTATTCTTGGTTCAAACGATGAAAAATTACGTAATATAGTATCACCTATAATTTTACCTCTTTGCTTAGAGACTGGTAGAAATAATAAGTCTCCAAAATTTATACCAAATGTTGGACTCAATATTTTTTGACCAGGGGATGTTAACATCATATTTACTAGACTATTTTTTACAGCTTCAAAATTAGTTTTAGTTATCAGATCTTTATTATTTTCTTTATCTACTAAAGCATTTGTTGTAGTCTGACCAACTTTCATATTTAAATCTATATCATTAAAAATGATATCGTCTGTTGGTGTGTCAACTTTTTGTAAAATATTAGCTTTAATAGGCATAATAATATTTAATAATAATCTCCGTATACATCATCAGGATTATCAGACATATCAAAAACATCTGCCTTACTTATATCATCTACGTTGTATTGATCGTATCCATCTTTCTTAGGCTGACTTTGTTCATTAACCCCTCCAGCTGCTCTACCTGCAAATGAATCTTCATAAACCTGAGCATTACCAGATATATTACTTGTTAAGTTGTTAAACGGTATATTAGGTTCAAAGCTATAATCTAATCGTTTAGCTTTTATTTTAAATACGTAATGACCACCTAACTGATTAATTTCAGCAATATCTTGATCTAACTTCTCAGTAACTTCAAAGTACTTAGCTTGTCTATTAGACGGTCTATCATCTCCGTATTCTGATAATTGAAATACATCCCCAGCTTTAGGTTCCACTACAATTGGTGAAAAATTAGATGCAGATAGATCAAAAGAAGAAAGATCTTCAAAACTACTTTGAAATGAACTTATATGTATATAACCAGTTATTGCATCGTCACTATCAAAGCCGAATCTACTTAAAGTTATTGCATCTTCATTTAAAGTAACTGCTATAATAGTATCTACAGGATCAGCAAATGATCTATTAGGATCTTCTCCATAAAAATTATCACCGCTTAAAGTATTAAATCTATTGACAAAGTATTTTACTTTAGTCCCATATAAATTAATTTGCTCTCTCCAATAATTAGAAAATAATAATCTTTCATTTGAAGAGTTTTCATTATCTTTATTAGTAAATCTGAAACAGGTTTCGTCGGTTTGAACTATTCCAGGAAAATCACATGTATAATCTCCGCTACTCATCGCTCTATTACAAACTTTCCTAAATTGTTATCAAAATATAGTTTAATACCAGTACTGCCTAATTTCTTAATTTGTCCTTTTATAGGTACAACTTTATATGTGTCTCGTATATAAGTTAGTTCTGGTGATCCGCAAATATGTTTACCTTTACCTCCTCTTAATAATTCTATTTTTGAATTCTTAGTAGGGTCAGTTTTCATATAATCAGGCACTAGATTTAAGGATTTACGTCGATAATGTTTATCATGGTCTGTAAAACCTCTTCTATGTCTATGATTAGTAAAAAATTTAGAAAAAGTATCCACGAAAATATTTAAGCAAAAAAAAGCTGGCATAAAGCCAGCTCTTAAAATTAGTTGATTGAAGTCAATTAAAAGTATTAATCACCGAATAAATCAGCGCCAACTTTTAGGTTACCAACTTTATTATTTTTAGTAGATGTTAAAGAATGACCACCTGCATCACTCATTTCAGATCCACTATCATCTTGCTTCTTGATCTTAGCATCTGCTTTCTTAGAAGACGCTTTTAATGCTACTTTGTTGTTCTTAGGATTTTTTAATCCTGAATCTTTTTGATTTACTAGTGCATGACCATGATCTTCAGCATCAACTGCTTCTTCAGCAACTTCTTCATCTTCTTCATCTTCGCCATCTTCTGAATCTTCAGCATCTTCTTCATAATCAGAAACTTCTTCCATTTCTTCATAATCTTCATGCTCCATGTCTTCAGCTTCGTCACCTTCACCCATTGCTGCTTGTAAAAGATCGCAAAGACTCTTAGCCATGTCTTTATCTAATTCAATTGTGATTGTATCACCGGCTTCGGAAACTTCATCAGTTTCGGTATCTACTCCGAGTGCTTCAAGCTCACCTTGCTCTTCATCACTCATTACGTTTTCAAATAATTTATCAAATGTTGACTTCATGTAATTATTTATTGACTCTTTAACCTTTTTTCCAACTTTTTTATTATATTGTTCATCAGAAAACTTTTCCACATCATCTCCTACTTTATTTTTAGCAGGATCATTAACTGTATAAGGCTCTTTTTCAAATCCATCTGCATTTTCAGGACCTGAAGTATCTTTATTTGTAAGCTCGTTACTCTTGTTTAAATTCTTAGCACCTGGCCCTGGTTTAATACCCATTTTAGCTGCTTTTGCTGCTGGAGCAGATTCAGATAATATATTCTTATTATATGTATCCCATATTTCTGTTAAAGTGTTTACACGTGTCATAAATATATTTATAGCGAAATGGCAAAAGATAAACAAAATTATATGAATAACCCTAATTTACCTACCGTAGGGGCTGAATTTGCATATACTCCTAAGATGGTAAAAGAAATAGAGAAGAGCTCTAAAAATATATTGCACTTCGCTGAAAATTATTTTCATATAGTATCATTAGATGACGGTAAACAAAAAATTAAACTTCATTATTGTCAAAAACGAGTACTAAGAAAAATGAGAGATAATAGATTTTTTGTATTATTAGCTTCTCGCCAGATTGGTAAAACAACGATGATGACAATTTATGCATTATGGAATGCATGCTTTAATAATGATCAACGTATATTGGTAGTAGCTAATAAAGAAGGTACCGCTATAGAAATAATGAATAGGATTAGATTAGCATATGAAGAATTACCTAATTGGTTAAAACCTGGAGTTAAAGAGTATGGTAAGACTTCTGTTACGTTTGCTAATGGAACTAAAATAGGTATATCAACTACCACCGGTACAGCAGCTCGTGGTCAATCAGTTAATATACTAATACTTGATGAGTTAGCTTTTATTGAACCTCATTTAGTAGAAGACTTTTGGAAATCAGTTTATCCTATTATTTCATCATCTAAAAAGTCTAAAATTTTCATAGCATCAACTGCTAATGGTACTGATAATCTTTTCTATAATTTATATACTGGAGCTGAAGCAGGTGAATCAAACTGGTCATGTGATAAAATTTTATGGAATGAAATACCAGGTAGGAATGAGAAATGGAAACAAGAAACTATTAGATCGATAGGAAGTAGAGATGCTTTTGAGCAAGAGTTTAATTGTGTATTCTTAAACTCTGGTGAAAGTACTCTAGATGATGACTTATTTGATAGGCTTAAAGTACAGGCATCTGAACCAAAATATGTGTTTGATGAAGGTAAGTATTTACTTTGGGATGAACCACACGATGACCGTATATATATAGCAAGCGTCGATACATCTGAAGGTTTAGGTAAAGACGCTTCAGTTATACAGGTATTTGAGTATTCTGATTTAACTAATATAACTCAAGTTGCATGCTACCATGATAGTACAATATCCCCGTATAATTTTACAGAAAAAGTATATGAAATTTTACAGCATTGGGGTAAGCCATTAGTTTGTATAGAGAGAAATAATTGTGGAGCTCAAGTTGTTGATGGGTTAAAGAATACTTACGATTATGAAAATATAATTTCTTGGGGATCATCTACTGCAAGTAGAAAGAGTCAATCTCAATTAGGAATAGTAGCTCATACAAATACGAAATATAAAGGTGTTACTAATATGAGATATTGGCTTAATGAACTTAATGCAGTTAAAATTAATGATATACAATTAGTAAAAGAATTAAAAAACTTTATTAAGTTTGCAAACGGCACGTGGGGAGCTAAAAGAGGCTACCATGATGATAGAGTAATGGCTTTAATTTGGAATTTAATTATTTTAATTGATGATATAGTTAGCAGGTATTTTGAAGTAACAAAATATGATAGTAATAAAAGACCTCTTGAGCTTGAGCAATTTGATTATGGTATTAAATACTTTATGAACCCTACTTCAATGTATACCAATGAAAAGATTAACGAGTTCGGAAGTACTATGCCCGTTATTATTGGTAATGCAACAAAGGCAGAGTCAGAAATGGATTTATTAATGAAGCAAGGATATAAGGTATGGCAGCAGTAGATCAATCACAATTTAATAAAAGTAGATTAGATAAATTTTTACTTGTTATAGATTTACCTAACTCGCTAAAAGATATACTAACTACTGACTTAGCCGATAGAAAAAATACATCTATAATAAGTGATTCTCTTCAATTTTCAGTTTATGGGTCAATTGTTCCGGAAGTTTTAGTACCAGAAAAAGCTCTAGGTTATGCCGGGCAATCAATTAAAATATCGTCTCATGTTAGACCGGTTTATCCTAATGTTAATGTAAATTTTACTATTGATAACCAATTTAATAATTATTGGACCATATATAAATGGTTAGATTTCTTGAATGATGAAAAGGAATCAGTCTTCAATAGTAAAAACATAGCAAAAACGCCAGAAGTTGCATCAGGATTTAAAACTAAAAAAACTTTAACGCCATCTGATTTATATCAAGCAGATTTTAGTCTTTATGCTAAAAATGAATTTGATCAGGATATAGTAAAATTTACATATACCAATGCTTTTCCTGTAAGTTTAGGTAAAATAGATTTTAATTATAGAGACCCCGGTGAAATAGAAACTAGTTTTGAATTTGCATTTTCACAATTACTTGTTGAATTGATATAATTTGTCCTCGGAGAATATAAATAATAATATATGGCACGTACAATACAATCTCCAGGAGTTGAAATTAAAGAAATAGACAGGACTACAAGACCGGTGCTACCTACCGGTACTAATGTCTTAGTAGCAGGTTTTGCAAATAGAGGACCTACAGATGAGGTAGTTCAAATAACTAGTCTTAGTGAATACGAAAGTCTTTACGGGGCAGCAACTACACCAGCTGAACGTTACTTTAGCGGTACAATAAAACCTTTATTAGATTCACCAGCTAATATTTTTACATATAGATTACCTTATGGTGCAGAAACCGGCGTCGGTTTTGGAACATCATATGGTTGTTTAGCATATCCAGCATCAGGTTATAATTTTAGTTCTACTTTAGTTGACTCTACATCAGGTGATATGCCTACAAAATATAGTCAATTAGGTGTTGGTACTGCAACTGATTCAACTTCAGCTGATGGTGGAGTGGTAATTTTAGGTAAACCAGTGCATTTTGAATTAACACGACAAGAATATGATGCTATATTAGCTAAAGGTAAGTTTCCAGATACTGGGGACGGTACTTTTGAATGGCAAGATTTTATGCTAAACTCACTTTCTGGTGTAGGTGTATTAGATCATGCAGCTTTACTTGTATTAAATAAAGCTCAAACAACTATAAATCAAAAGTTTGAAGGGTTTTATATCGGTGCTGTTGATAACACTCAATTAAATCCTGCAACAGACTTTGATGGTATTAGATCAGTACAAACTCTTACAACAAGTGCTGATAGAACAGCTTCCTTTACGACATTACCAGATGCAAGACTAGATAATGTATTATCAGCTGCATCAGATAATAGTACAACAACATTTGGTCAAGATACAGATAGTATTTCAGAAGTAATGGAAAACTTAAGTATATTTGATATTTCAGAAGCTAATTACGATGATACACTTTCATTAGGATTGTTTAGATTAAGACAATCACCATTTACACCAGATGTAATTAAGTTAACAGTTAATTTAGAAGAAAGTTATGTTGGATCATTTGATTATCATAGGCAAATTAACTCACAAGAAGGTGGTCAGCCAATATCATTTAATATTGAATCTAAAGAATCAGATTCTCCTAATATTAAGATATTAGTAAATGAGAAATTAAATCATAAATTAGGTAGTACTTATTTAGATTTAAATGGTAACCCTAAAGTTAAAGTTAGAATGGCTACTGAATTTATTAATGGTAAAGCAGTTGCTCACTCTAATATGAATACTCTTTCGTCAGGATTTGGTGGTACTGATGATAATATAGGGCAGTTAGGAAACACACTTGGTGAATTAGGAGCAGTATTAAGCCCTGCAGATTCGTTATTCCCAATAGGATCATTTGAAAGTGCTAACTTAGAGAATAAGATTATTGGTGATGTACCTAAGAAATTAGATAGACTTTTTGATACAGTAGAAAATGTTGAATTATTTGATATTGATATAACCGTAGATGGTGGTTTATCAACTATATATTCATCATCAAAAGACCAAGGCACAGAAGGATTTGATGATACAGCAAATATAGACTCAATTGATAGTTTTAGAACTACTCAAGTTAATTCAGATGGTTCATCAGGATCAGCTGCTGGTCAAACATTGAGAAGTAATTGGAAAGAAGTAACTGATAGATTTATTAACTTTGCAGAGTTCAAAAGAAAAGATCACTTGTTTATTAGTGATCTACCAAGAAGTATATTTGTACAAGGAGAAGATTTCTTAACTTTATCAGATCCTAATAAAAACTTTAGTAGAGATATTTTAAATCCTATTAAAGCGTTTAGATCAGTAAATAGTAATTATGCAGCAACTTATGGTCAGTGGGTTAAAGTATATGATCCATACGTAGATGCTAATGTTTATAATCCATTCTCAGGATTTGCAGCAGCTGCAATGGCTAATACAGATAGTAATTTTAATCCATGGTTTGCACCAGCAGGGTTTACAAGAGGTAGAGTTATAGGAGCTAATGACTTAGCATTATTCCCAACTCAGAAACAAAGAGATATGCTTTATAAGTTAAATGTTAACCCAGTAGCATTCTTCCCTGGAGAAGGTTTTGTAATATTTGGTCAGAAAACGTTACAGAAACTACCAAGTGCATTTGATAGAATTAATGTTAGACGTTTATTCTTAAATCTTGAGAAAGGTGTTAGAAATACAGTTAGATTCTTTGTATTTGAACCTAATACGTTATTAACAAGAACAAGAGTAATCAATGCAATATCACCAATCTTTGATAATGCTAAAAATACAGAAGGTTTATTTGATTACCTCGTAGTTTGCGACGAAAGAAATAATACACCAGATGTTATTGATGGTAATGAGCTTAAGGTAGATATTTACTTGAAACCAGCTAGAGCAGCAGAATTTATATTAGTTAATTTCTTTGCAACCAGAACTGGTACCGACTTTACTGAGTTGGTAGGTTAATAACCGTTGGTAAGCTGACAGTCTTCAATAAATATTAGTATGGCGGATACTAAAGTATCAAATTTAACTGAATTAACGACAGCAGATAGTACTGATGTATTGTATATTGTCGACACCAGTGACAGTAAATCTAAAAAAATAACCTTTAATAATTTATTAAAGAATAATGCAGGTATTACTTTTCCTAGTGTTGTAACGACAGTAACTTCTTTATCTACTGATTTCGTTTCTATATCTACAGCAGTTGAACAAGTAACGGCATTCCAAACAGCTTCAGTTGCTTCATTAAGTACTGATTTATTAATTCTAAGTTCAAATCATAATTCATTGAGTTCAGATGTTGATGGGTTAAGTGCTTATGAAGGTAGAAAAGATATATTTTTAAGTTTAAGCGCCCAAGCAACTCGCGGAGGTAACGGTACAGCAGCTTCTCCACTAACTGTTAACGTTACTGATGGATCAACAACAACATTAACCTTCATTAGTGGAATGTTAGTAGGGACAACATAATGGCAAATAAAAGATTAACAGATTTAGATACAATAACAACTTTATCAAATGACGATTTACTGTATATCGTAGATCCTATTTTAAATCAATCTAAAAAGATTACTTTTGAAAATTTGGTAGGAACCACTACAGGAACTATTTCGACTAATGTTAATACGTTAAGTACAGCATTTAATTTATTATCTGGATTTGGAGGAGTAGAAAATGGACAAGGCGGTTTATATTCTTTTGCTATACCTAATATAATTAATTTATCAGCAGCATTCGGTACCTCGCCAGTCGGTTTTAGAGAAGGACATACATACGTTGATGGTGATGTTTTTCCTGTTACAACTGCTTTAACCTTTTTATCAGCAGATGCGTTGGGTAAAATAACTAATTTAGAAAATAATAAAGCTGATGGTAATACCAATACAACTTTTCTAAGTACTGAATTTGATAAGTTAAGTGCTAATGTTGATTTTTTATCATCTAGTGATGGACGAAATGCTACTGGATTTGCAAGTCTTTCAACTCAAGTTCATGATTTATCTACTATAGTGGTTACCAATGCAGGATTAGCATTTACAACTTCTAACGCTACATCATCAGATGCTACCTTTAGAAATATAGGGGTAAATACCGCAGATGGTAATAATTTAAGATACCCAGCTCCATCAACTCCAGCAGCAGCTCAATTAACTGATTTCGCTGCATTGAAAGAAGGTATAAGATTTATACCTGTTACTATTGGAAGTGATACATTTAGATTACTATTATCTGCAACTTAATTAAGCTAAAATTAGTAAGAATGCATAAATAATTATAGTATGGCACAGACTAGACAAACAATACAAAATTTTTATACGCAAAGTCAAACGAGAGATTTCGCAAGACTTAATCTTTTCAGAGTTTTAAATATAAGTTTTGGAGATGGTTCAGACGTAAGTTTTAATGAAGATGATTTAGTATATGCTACTACAGCTGCCTTACCTAAAAAGGACATTACATCTAATACAGTTCCATATATGGGATTAGAATTTAGAGTCCCAGGAATAGTTAAGTACCCAGGTAGTGGTGCATATAACATTAGATTCAGATGTGATGAAAACTATGATTTAAGAACTAGATTCTTACAGGTATTAAATGATACTTTTGATGATGCCGATTCAACAGGTAACTATTTTATACCTAACCAAAATAGTGTTATCGATTTAGCATTACTTGATAAAGAGTTAAATCGAGTAAGTCAATTTCAATTAGTTGGTGTAGCACCTGTTTCAGTTGGAGAGATCCAATATGATGTGACTGGTGACGGTGGACCAGTTGAATTTGACGTTACAGTTTCTTACCACTACTTTAGACAAACCGCGTAATTCTAAACATCTTTTCGTATTAAATATTATTAATACGACATGGCTTTAGGTGGATCATATAATAACGCATTAAGGAGTTTAAACAATCTTGGAGGAGGTTTACTAGGTGCTCCAAGTCTTGATTTAATAGGTGCAAATATACCTTTCGCTCCATTAATTAGTTTTAGAGATTTTTTCTTAGATAACTTTAATCAATGGACCAACTCAATACCTTTAAATACTCAGTTTATAATTTTAATTGATAGATATCCTCCAGGTTTATCTACAAGTAATTTAAGAGATTTAGAAGCACCAACCGCTACTGGCTTTGATATAGATATAGCAGCTTCTCTTTTAACCAGTACTAAAAATCAAAATATAATAGGGTGTATATTTGCTAATGGGTTTACTATAGGTTCGGAAAGTTTAAGGGTTAGAGAAGCTCCTATACCGAATAATAGAGGTTTTATACCAGGAACTATTTTAGGAGAAAGAAGTGGGTTTGCAAACAATTTATTACAAGTTAATTTTAGAGAAACAAATACATCATTTGTAGATGTATTAATGAGACCATGGTTAATAATGTCATCTCATCACGGTTATGTAGCAAGAGACCCTAATGATATAGAACAATCTGATAAAGATATGAAATGTAATATTACAATTTTGCAATATACTAGATCAGATAAAGGATTAGCTCAAATACCTAGAAAAACATGGAGATTTTTTAATTGTGTTCCAACTACTTTGGATTCAAGAGCTCATTTGTATAGTGATAGTGAAAACGTAAATAACTACACTGTTGGTTTCGCTTATGATAAATATGAAGTTGGTAATAATTTATACGGGTCAATTAATCAGCTTATAAAGAGTATTAACCCGTTTAACTTTTAACTTAAATATTTTATATGGCTAACGATAACATAGGTGATGCATTAATTTTATTAACACAGCTTAATTCTAAGCTTATTGATGCTGTTAATAGTAAAGGTACGGGATTTACCAGAGGTAGAGCTGTCGGTGAGCCAGAAGAAGAGTTTAAAAAGCCTGCAGAAGAAGTTATTATTCATGATTTTAATGCCCCGGCATTATCTAAGTTAAAAGAAATAGGTATATCTGCTGGACCTACTCAAGGTGTTGATACCACTACTCCTGATAAAGCAATGTCAGGTTTTGGATCTATTTTATCAGCAGGTATATCAATAGCAGGTATATCTTTAATAGTAGCAGGTGCAACTAAGGCTATAGAGGCTTT